CGATGCTTAACGCACCACCAGAGTCAGCTTGAAAGTCTAGGTCTTGTGCAGTGACTTGTGAGTCAACGTATGCTTTTACGGACTGCTGTGTAGGAACCAAGGTTGCACTGTCGGACGACATATCGTCTTCATCAACAAAGGCAGTAACATTAATTGTTCCGTCAGAAATAGTTTCAAAAGTCAGGGTTCCGGTAAACGTAGGCCCTGCTGTGTCAGCTTTGGTTGCAATAGCTGTGGAGATTGCATCGAACTCTGTCTCAAATTCAGCGCCACGGATGATCTTTCCTGAGTCGCCTGTAGGTAACGAGTCCTTAGCTTCAAAGTCTGTAGTCTTAGTGTAGTTCGACATCGGAAAGTCCTATTGCAGAGAAGAAGGAGAAGAAAGGAAAAGGGGCCATTGCTGACCCCTTGAGGTTGTTACTCTGCGATTGCGAGTACAAAACCAGCTTCAGGACGGTACACCTGAACACCGTACAGGCAGTCCGAAGTAAACAGTGTTGACAGGTATTCCTGCTTGTACTGTGTCTGCGAACGTACACTTAGTTGCTCTGCCATAACAATAGCATCTGTGTGGAACAGAAGTGCTGCACGAGTATCGACAGAAGACGCAGTGTTGTCAGCGGCTGCTTCGATAGTTCGGCAGTTAGCAGAAACGTAGATGTCTACGCCGTACAAGTTACCGATAAGGCCAGAGTTTACTGCTTGACCTGATACGAAGTCAGAAGACACGTAACGATCAATACCCATGATAGTGTTGCGAACAGAAGGAGGAATAACAAGCGCACGTCCGTCCATAGGTACGTTGTTGTCATCAAGCTTCTGGATCATGTCACGGAAGAAAGCATCAGTGAACACGTCAGCCGCTACCATAGTGTCATCGGTGTACTGAGTAGTAGTACCGCCGTCATTAAAGAAGCAACCAGTGTGCTGATAGTCAGTAGCCGCTGGGCTGAATACAACAGCACCACCATCACCAAAACCAGTACCTGCTGCATGAAGGTCATTGTCAACCTGCACTGAAAGCGCGTAACCCGCATCTTCAGTGTAGAACTGACGGAGGCTGTTAAGAGCCTGTACTTCTACGATGTCTTCAATGAGACGTGAGTACTCAAAGTGACGGTTTACACTGACTTGCAGTTCTGACTCAAGGTTTGCTTGAATAGTTACTGCAGTTGCTTCTGACTTTGCAGATGCTGAACCACGAGTAGGCTTAGGGATGTGGATTACATCGCCTTTCTTGCCAGACATCTGAATGCGCTTGACAAGTGGAGCCATCTTTAGGTTCTTTTGGTATGCAGCAATGATTTCGTCACTCCAGATTTCTGGAATAAAAGTACCTGCTGCTGTCTTGTCTACTACAGCATTAGCTGTAAAGTAGGCACCGGAAGTTTCGTTAGCCATGATTAATCTCCTTTAGATTATTTGACCCGACCCTCCGCGTATGCTGTCAGTATCTCGTCTGACAATGCTTGGTAACGCTCAGGGTCTGTTTTCATTAGTTTAATAATGTCGGACCTGCGATATACCTTCTTACGTGAACCCTCACCAGTGCCTCGTGCGTTGCCTGTGTTAGCTGCCTTGAGTGTCTGCTTACGTGCCTGTTTTTCAACTTGGGCAGTCTGCTGGGCTACTGTCTTCCGTTCTTTCCAGAGTGAGAAGAGTTCGTCCGCAGAGTCAGCGTCGTACTGTTGATCAGCCGCTACAAACAACTGAGTCCTAATCTTAGATGCCTTTATCCATTCTGCAAATTTAGGATCACTAAGAATGTCTTGCATATCTGGATGTTTAGCTTGAAGCGTAGCTAGTGACGACTGCTTCTTGTACTGCTCAGTGTACTGCTGTGCTTCTCTAATTTTAGGATGATTCTCAATAGCACGATTGACGGCTGCTTGAGGATCTGTAAAGTAGTCAATATCGTCTTCAGGCTCAACGTGTTGCTGTTGAGGTGCTATAGGTTGTGTTTGAGTACTGATGTAGTCATCCACAACTTTACGAAGTTCGCCTACTTCAGAAGACTGACGACCTAGTAGCTTTTCAGCTTCTTGGTGCATCTGTACAACTTCTTCTAAAGACTTACCTTGGTACTTCTCTGGTAAGCTGGGTTCTTCTGGCTGAGGTTGCTCAACTTCTTGTTGAATCTCGTTAACTTCGTTTTGTTCGATTTGATCCGCGTTTTCCTCTTCAGGACGGGGATCTAGAATCGTTGCTCTAGACATAATTAAACTCCGTGATCGTTATCATTATGGAGATGTTATTGTTTCTTACCTGCTTTTTCGTGTTCTCGTACCCATTTCATGTGGCGTCCGGGAAAGTCCCCAGAGTGGCCTTCAAGTACAAAAGACGGGGCAGATACCATACGTGTAGCATTCGCGCCACAACCGCACCTACTGGTTGTGACGTTACTCTCTACCATTTCTTCAAAGACATGTCCGTTAGTACAACGGAAGTCATAGATTTTATACACTAACAGGACCTTCTTCTTCGGCTTCTGCTTGATCTCTAGCCGCTTCTATAGTGCCTTGGAGGTTGATTACAGTAGCGAAAGCAGCAACTTGGCCTTTACGAAAGAAAAGTTCCTCTGTGTCTTTGACTGTCTGAATGTCAGCCAATTGTTGTGCATTGTTGGATAACTCTTGTAAGAGTTGTTTGAAACCTTCGTGATTGAAGAGTTCGTTGTAGTTGTCGAAGTAGGTTTCAAGCTCAGGAGTCATAGTTTCCTCTAATGTTGTTAACTATAGTTTTATTATAGCATACTTTTATGCAGTTGTCAAGCATTTCTTGTAGACTTCCTACGTTTACCTGAAGCTGTTACTGCGTGTTTGATTGCCTTAGGGCCAGTCTTACGGCGAGCAGAAGAAGCCTTCTCAGCTTTAGTCATCTTAGCTGCTACGGCTTTAGGGCGACAAGAGGGATAGGGACGTTTGCTGTTCTTAGCGGACTTACGTCCACAAGGCTTGCCCGTCTTAACGTCAACCCATTCTTCGGCAAACCATTTGGTTAAACCTTTCTTGGGACGACTAGCTCCTCCTGTCTGACGTTTTCTAGGCATAAGTACCACCACGTTTTTTATAGGTCTTAACTATCCAAGCAGAAGCATACGCACTGGGAAAAACATCAAATTTACGTTTAGCCTCAGACTTTACCCTTGAGTAAAGTGCTTTGTTCTTTACATTCTTAGGTATAGTGCTTTTAGATTTACTTTTTGCCTTTGCCACGATTACGTAACCCCTTAAAGTCCGCACCCGTGATTTTGTTCCTTGGAGGAGCTACACGAGCTATCTTTTTTTGTGCTGCGCTATATTTTTTACCTTTAGCTTTAGGCATTAGTACGACCTTGTCCTTACTCGTCGACCGCCTTGGCCGCTAGTTCGTCGTGCAGGTGCTGCTTTCTTTTTCTTTTTGGCGGGCATTGTTGCTTTGTTCATCTTATAACCGGGCATGGCTTTCTCCTTTGCTGTCTTTGACAGGTCTTCGAAATGGAAAAGTTTTACAGACGTTTTTCCGTGAGTTTTTCCTGAGTGGAGTGATCCATCAGGCATTTTATGTGTAGCACCTGTGTATTCAGTGCCGTCACGCTTGTAATGTTTTACACCTTTAGCCATAATATTACCATTTTTTACATGACCAGTATCTGGCCGTTAGTTTACTGGGTGGGTTAGTGTCACACTTGTGACGCGCTCTAAACGACTTTCGTCGTGCTGGTTGATCTTTCTTAATAGTCATCTTGGCGTCACCAAAACGAATTGTCTTGGTTTTGTCACCTTCCTTAGCTACTACTACAAACTTCTTAGTCGGATGATTAGGCGTCCGCTTTGGTTTGTTGTACCCGCTTACGCCCGCCCGCGCTAGTTTTGGGTCCTTTGGCTTGGGCATTACTGAGTTCCTCCACCTTGCGTTCCAACTGGTCCAACCGGGCGAACTGGTCGCTGAACTTGTGGTTGATTTGGTCTAGTAGGGTTTGCATTTCTTTCTGCGTTATTAACATTAGTCTTACCTTCTATTTGCTTTTCTTTGAGGAGAGTGTCAGCAACACGCATACGTCGCTCAAACTCTTTATCTTCAGAGTCACCTTCTTTTAGATTCCGGGTGATAGCGTTAATCTTGTCAATCTCTAGCTCTTGAGGAACTACCTGAGCCTCTGCTGCCAATTTAGCAGCCCTAGCTTGCGACTCTTGTGCCTGAGCAGCTAGTGCCGCAGTTTGTGACTGCTGGAACTGTAGCTGCGCTTGTTGTGCTGCCTGAGCCATTTGTTGCTGCTGTGGGTTAGGCTGCATTGCTTGAGCCATGGCCGCCAACAGTTCTTCACGGTTAGACAAGTTCATGTTGTCAATAATGCTTTGAATCAAAGTATTGTACAACGGTGAGTCTTTTTGCATAGTCTGTAGTAGTTGTACAAGCTGAGTGACTTCGTACTCCCTAGCAATAATCCCTAGAGTGCTACTTGCGTTAAACTTGTAGTCCGCAACAGGATAGTTTTCTGGATCAAACTGCATGTACCGATAGGCTGCTTTTTTAACAAACGGAATTAAAAAGGACTGCTGGAAGTTAATCAGTGTACGTTTGTGTCGCTTAATCAAAGCGCCAAGAGACATACTAATACCAGCAGCAGTGGCCTCACCATTAACAGAGCCAGCGATTCCTGCTGAATCAACTGCTCCGGTGGCTTGCTGTACCATCTGCTGCAGTGCCCCTGCCTGAGCAAAAGTAATTTGGTTAACTTGACCAAAGTTGAAAGGCTGAAGAACCTCTTTAGGATTTCCGTTTGTAAGTACCATTTTTCCGGGACGTACTTCAGGCTTTGCACCGCGAGGTAACCTAGTTGCGTCGATAGCCATCATAGGATGAATAGTGAGACTTAGTGCGTCGATTCTAGCTCTCAACTCTGTATCCAAAGCCTTTTGACTGTTGTAGCCTTTTTCGCAAACTCCACGACCCCAGAATCGTCCGGGTACTACGTCCCAAGGAAACGCAACTACAGGACGATCAGACATCATGTAAGGGTTAGCTTCTGCCTTTAACAAAATACCGCCGTTAGCAATCACTACAACGGCTTCTACGTAACGTGACTTAGAGTCTTCCTCAGGCACTGCTTCTTCGTCTTCTTCGCTTACAGCGGCGTTTAGAAGCTCTCTGGGGACAAGACCGTAGTACTTAGTAAGACGTACCTTGTCGTCGTTGTAAATAGTAATGTCTTGGTCAGGCTCTAGATCAGTGTCAGGAGCAGCAGGACCAACATAAACGTCACGATACACACCCTGTTCTTGCAGCATTTCAACATGGTGTAAGCTTACAAACTCGTCTACAGCAACACCCATGGCGTCCTCTACAGAGGTAGCTACAGGGTCAATTAGGAAGTTCTGAGGCAGTACAGGCTTAAGTTTAACCTTGACACGATCAGTGACGTTTACTCCTACTGCTTGCAAATCTCCTCCCATAATGGGTTGAGTAGCAGGAACCATCTCTTTCATTTCTTCAATAACAATTTCGCCAATGCCCGTACCAAATACTGCTGAGTTTATTAGGCACTCTGCTACCGCCTTACGTACCATACAGTCTTCAAAGTCTTCAGTTAGTTTATTACGCAAAAACTGTACGTCTTGCTTATCAGTGTCGCCAAAGTTATCACTTACGTCAAACCACTTGCCACGTCCAAAGGTTGCTTCTTCGAGTTCTGCTACATTAGACTCAACTGCCTGTTGAAGTGCAGGAGAAATAATACGGGAACGCTCAGACCCACGCTGGCTGTCAGCAGGGTCCCATATACCACGCCATAGTCTATAATATTCTTCAAATCTGTTTTCATAATTGCTTTCGTAGTAATCCCTCCAGTCTTCACATTTAGTTATAACCCAGTCTTCTAGGGCTTCTTGGATCATCAGAGGCTCGTTATCGTATAGTTCACTCATATTAGTATCCTGCTACTACGTCTAAGATTTCGTGGTCTTCGATTTCGTAATCGTAGTCGTAAGCCACATTCGCTAACTGGTCAATGTACGCCAAAGCGTCAACCAAGTCATCGTGGGTTAATGGGTCAGGGAACTGAAACAACTGGTCAAGAAATTTGCTGTTCCATTCTCCTTTGTTTAAAGTTATGTATCCGTTTTCAAATCGTCCTTGTAACGCCCACATAACACGATCTGTTTTCTTTTTATTACCGTGAGTTAACTCTTCTACTCTAAAAAACATACCATAGCGTTTCTGCATGTCCATCAAAGGAGACATTACTGCTTGTTTAGCAATACCTCTTTCGATTCCAACCGATACTGGACGGTAATCTCTAACGGCCTGAAATATCTTAGCTGCTGTTTCGTCAAGACTCCATCTGCCGTGTATGATATTGTCAACAAACCAACCATGCTCATTGACCTTAACCACGGCAATCGCTGTGTCGTCAAGTTTAGAATTCTTAGTCTTCTTTTTGTTGACTTCTTCAAAACCCGCCAAGTCAACTGCAATGTAATAATCTCCTACTTCGGGCCTATCTTCACTAAATTGTACCCAGTCTTCCTTAAACATTTCTGACCCACGCGCTTCAAAAGACGCCATAAACTCTTGGCGAAACGCATAAGAAGACATAGACTTTTTAGCAATATCAATTTCGTCCGGGTCCAATAATGGATTGTCATAAGAAGTAAAGTGGTACGCAGCGTACGTCGAATCATTACTTAACTCCGCATATTTATAAAGCTCGTAAAAGTGGTTGCGTCCCATAGGTGTTCCTATGAACATCGCAGAACCCTTCTGATCCGCCAGTGCAGGTCTCAAGATTTGTTCAAATACCTCAGGCTTCATGTCAGCGTACTCGTCCATCACTAGGAACTTGAGGCTGACACCTCGCATTGTTTCTGGTCTGTCGGCACCTTTGAGACTAATAGTGGCTCCATTAATAAGCTTAATTTGAAGATTATTAACATGGCTACCAGATACCACACTATGTCCGAGGTCGAGAAGAGTTGACCACATGATGTCTCTGGCTTGTCCCTGAGTAGGTGCGACGTAAAATACATGGCCTCTATCTGCCTGAAGTGCGTTTACAATTAACATCCATGCTGCTAATCTAGACTTTCCAGTACGTCGCCCAGCAGCTACTATTTTAAATCTTGTGTCGTCTGCCCAGACATCTTGTTGCCACGGCAGTAATTCTATATTAAGATCCATTAGTACAACCAGATAACCGGAGTTGTTCCACGGGTATCAACGTGTACAAATGTATCAGCAATGCCTACACCAGTAAAACCAAGGTTCAAAGCATTAGCCACAATAGTGTAGCGGTGGGCGGCATTTGTTATTTTTATGTCAGCCGCTATTCCTTGGGCATGTGTACCCGGCACGTCCTTTTTTCTTTCAATAGGGTGCTGAGTTGGATGACGGTAACCACTTGTCACCTCAAACGGGAAGCCACATGCGCCCCGCAATTGGTCTAACTTCTCTAGGAACTCTTGTTCCATATTATTAGTGCCAGAGACCTGACAGTCAAACTCTTCTCTTTTGAAGTGCTTAAGACTCATCTACTACTTCTCCTTCTATAATATCTTCTGGAGTAGTTACTTCGGCAGCGCCGACACCTGTAATATTGATTTGTATAGCGTTTCTTCCGGTGTCTTTGACTACGTCCTTCTCAAAAGCACCTACTGGTAGTATACGATCCATCACAAGTTTCCAAGCAGCAGCTTGATTCTTATGGTCATGATCCAAAGCAGCATCAAAAATTGTCTCTAGGACCTTACGAGACTTAGGACTAGCTAACATCCTAGCCTTGTACTCGTTGATTATCGCTGCGTCACCCTTTGGTCGGCCAACTTGACCCTTGTTTCCGGGTTTTACAGCGGCTACTTCGGACTTTCGGGGTCTGCCACGACCTCTTTTTTTAACTTCAGTGGTCATAACTAAAATTATCCCTGTTTATGCCAATAGTATAACATAAGTTTACACGAAAGTCAAGCTATTTTAGAGGTAAAAGCAGTAGAAGTACAAACACGAGTAAAATCAAGGGGTTACACGAGTTTAATTTGTGGGTAATTTTCCTAATTTTAACCTATTTTGTGTACCAGTGGCTACTACAAAAGTACAACACATGTCAACCCCCTCCCCCGGTGTAAAAACTTGGCATGATTCTTGCGTTGTTGACACGAGTTGCAACTTGTGTTGGCCCCAAGAGTTGGCATGGTTCTTGCATGGGGCAACATGGGACAACTTGGCATGGGGTTTGCATGGGTTGACAAGTGTGTGAGCCTGTGTTGGACCCTATAGCCCTACCTTATATCACACGCGCACACGCGACTAGCATACAACACGGGTCATGGTCAATAGTCCAAACGTGTGAAATATTTACGGTTTACAGCTGGGGCAATCTGTAGTTTACTACACACATGGCGAGACGGGGACCGAAGCCACCCCTAGATGAGAATCATTCTTATGACTACACTAGACAGAGACACAGCGAAGAACATCGCGGAGATTATGACGACATACATGGTATGGGACAGCATCGCAAGTGATGCGCTAGACGATCCGGAGAAGACTAGCGACGACTATCGCCGGTATCGTGCATGGTCATACGAAGCGGCTGTAGAACTTGCGGACGTCTACGGTATCGAGTTGCCTACAATTACACTCGCTAGGCGATACCTGCGAGACGACTACCGACAAATCGCGGCATAAGGGGCAGACACATGACACATTCTATATATGGCGGTGACTTGGAGGGATACTGGCGAGGTATCACGGAACGGGCAAAGGTAGCTAGGGAGGCACTGATAGCGGACGCACGTGCCTTTTGGTTAAGTCCGGATGTGCCTACAGATCTGTACAAACAAGAATATATCGAAGAGGTCGCACAGATTCACGCTATGGGACACATTGCACAGATTAAAAAGGCAAAAGCAGAGGGTTTAATCTAGGGTTGACTAATCGCAGGGGATTCGCTAGAGTCCTCTGCAGTGAGTCAACACACGAGCCACAGGAGGCATTGACACATGAGAAAGATTGAGCAACAGATGAACAGAGCCATCGCACGGGGTGAAAGCTGGGCAGGAGGTAACACACAAGTTGTCACACTGGCAAACGGAGTGTCAGAGGTATTCCTACACGGACACCACATCGCTCAGTGTTACGGAACGGAGACAGAGGTAGACACAGAGACGCTGTTGGATTGGCCCACACGTACCACTATGTCACGACTACGTGCACTAGGTGTGGACGTATGCACACGACGTGGAGACATCTACTTAAACGGGAAAAAACTAGTATGAACAACGTTATCGAAGAGTATCTTGCACTGGTAGAACGTACGGTATACCATAGCGACCTAGACGCATTTGATGCGCTAGAGCAGTTGGAGGAGGATTACCCAGAGTTGGCAGACTTGGTCTATCAATCGGCTGGTCCTCTGGCATACGACATACAGAACAATGAGGTGATCTCATGAACTTTGGACACTATACAATCTGGTACAACCACGAGTCTCACGTCTGGGACATCTACGATGGACGAAAGGGTTACATGTACCCAGAGTACACCATTAACAACTACAGCGGGATCATGGGCAAACTACGGGACCGCTTGGGATTCCTAGACACTGACAAGAACCACAGACGATTCTGGCGTGTGATGCGTTGGTGGGACAGACTACGACACGGGAGACGGTAGACATGGAAGTTTTAATGATTACACTAGTGATAATAGGCAACTTTTCATTTGGTGCTGTGATTGGGTACTTGATAGGCTACGAAAGAGGTAGAGACGAATGGCCACGATAACACTAGAGGAGGACGCTAGACGCTACGTGGAGGCCCTACGATCTCCAGCGAACGGCTGGGGCCGACACATGGTTCCCTTCAACTGGAGGAATAAGGAGGGTAAACTAGTGGAGGACTGTACAACCACGGACAGCTGGCGGTCCTACATGGGCAGACGCTACGGCGTACAGGAGACGGACAGAGCGATACAGGAAGCATTAGGCCAGTCGTTTACCCATAGGAGTACGACGTGGTTTTATGACGGCACAGAGGAGGACTAGAGATGTTTGAGAACTGGCAACCATTTTGGGACGTGTTGATACTACTAGCGGCATCTGGTATACTCACGGTTTGGCTATACATAAAGGGAGAACTAGACGAGTGAAATATATAGCTGGAGGCTTGGGCCTGCTTATGGCCCCTTTTCTGTTACCCTTGGTGACTTTCGCCGCCTTGGTGTACATAGTGAGCGCAGTATTCAAAGATAACACAGGAGAACTAGACAATGACTAGAGAGACATGGGAGATGTGGGCAGACGACTATCAGGACTACTGGGAAGCCAAAGGCAACTACGCCGAAGAGTTCGAGCAGGACGACATTGACGCATGGAAAGAGGAGGAGCAGAAGGTTATCGACGAGTTAATACAACGGATGCAGGAGGCATACAATGACGTTTGAAGAATACGAGCAGGGGTACTACTCTGGCGACTCTGAGGACCCTTCAGGGCCTTCAGA